TTGCCCTCAGTAGTAATGTTGGATCAACTAGCACTACATCAGGTACTCTGGTAATCACAGGAGGCGCTGGAATCAGTCAGAACCTATGGGTAGGTGGAACTGCGAACATTGCTGGTAACACCACCTTACAGGGCACTCTAGGGGTCACTAATCTAGCTACATTCAATAACGGTGTTACGATTGCGGGTAATACTGTAGCAGCAACAGAATATTTTAGAATTACTGATGGTGCAGGTTCCCCAGTAACTAAGTTCTTGGTTGATACTGCCAATGGTAATACTACAATTGAAGGGACATTAACTTTAACTGATAATGCAATCCTAAACAGAAATGTTACTATTGTTGGGTCTAATACTGCTGCAACAGAATTCTTTAAGATACAGAATGCATCTTTTTCAGATAAATTTGTAGTTGATTCCTCTTCTGGAAATACAACCATTTCTGGAACTTTAGGAGTAACTGGAGCAACTACTTTAACTGGAAATTTAACTACTCTAAGTGGTTCATATCTACATTCACAAAATACAGATGCACCAACTCTACTCCAAAGTCCAACTACAGGATGGTACGAGATCCAAAGCGGTGACTATGGATCATTTAGATTTGATGGTGGTGGATATATTGCTGGAGCTGTTCTATTCAATGATGACATTTACTGTAATGGTGCTCTAATTGTAAAGGATACTGGAGACACTGGAGTTGCATCAACAGTTTCTAGTTTGGCTGTTCGTTATAAATCAACCCTAGGTTCACTTTCATCTACAACTAACAACGCAGCTTACAATCCTTCATTTGCAACGGATTCTAATTCAACTCTAAGAGTTACTAGTGGTGCTGGTATCTATAGAAGTTTACATGTTGGAGCAACTCTTTCTGGAGACGGATTCTTTGTAGGTAAAAAAGCAAGTGGAGATACTGCAAAGTTTAGTGTAATTGGTGCAAATGGAAATACTTCTATTTCAGGTACTCTTGGAGTTGCTGGTGTAACTTCTATCACCAATTCTACTGATTCCACAGCAACATCAAATGGTGCTCTTGTAGTTACTGGTGGTGTTGGTGTTGGTGGTCAACTTAGAGTTACTGGTGCTACATCTTTAGGATCATCTCTTGCTGTAAGTGCAGATACTACTCTCACTGGCGATCTTGCTGTTAATGGTGGTGATTTAACTACCAACCAATCAACATTCAATTTACTCGCATCTCCAACAACAGTAAACTTTGCTGCTGCTGGTACTGCAGTAACTATTGGTTCTACAACTGGTACTTGTACAATTAGGAATGCGAATACAGTTGTAACTGGCAATCTTACCGTAAATGGAACAACTACAACTGTAAATGCGACGACTATAACTGTCGATGATCCTGTTCTAACTCTTGGTGGTGATACTGCTCCTGCTTCCGATGACAATAAGGATCGTGGTATTGAATTCAGATATTTTGATGTTTCTGCAAAGCTAGGATTCTTTGGATGGGATGATTCTTCATCTGGATACAGATTCTTAGAGAATGCCACAAATTCTTCTGAAGTATTCTCTGGAACTGATGCAAGAATCTTTGCAGGAAGATTAAATCTAACCACAGGAACGACTTCCACAAATACCACTAGTGGTGCTTTAATTGTTACTGGTGGTGTTGGAATTTCAGAAAATCTAAATGTTGGTGGCACAACTACTTTAACTGGAGTACTTGATGCTAATGGTGGTGCTACTATTGATAATGTTAGAATCGGTATTACTGCTGATAATGAAATTGATACATCAACAGGTAACTTAATTATAGACTCTGCTGGTGGTACTACTACAATTGACGATATTCTCAGTGTTTCTGGTGTTACTTCAGTGACTTCTGGTACTGCCCAAACTATAAGTGGACTATCATATACTTCTGATGGTGCGTTTAGAGTTACTGGTGGTGCTGGTATTTCTGGTAATGTTGCCATTGGTGGAGATTTAAGAGTATTTGGTGCTTCCGTAATATCTGGTGGAGTAACTTACTCTGGTACTCAGTCATATAACGGAGTTATTACACAATCAAATTCTACTGATGCAGCATCTTCTACTGATACAGCAGCATCGATTAGCACTGCTGGTGGTGTAGCAATTGCTAAAAAATTATTTGTTGGTAATAATGCATCTATTACAGGAACTCTAGGAGTTGCTGGTGTAACCACACTTTCTTCCACTTTAGGAGTTACTGGATTAATTACTGCAAATGCAGGAATTACGATTGTTGGTTCTTCTGGTATTGGTGAAGATTTTATTATTAATGATGGCACTACAACTAAATTTAGTGTTGCATCTGCTAACGGAAATACTTCAATTAGTGGAACTCTAGGAGTAACTGGAACATCTATATTTACTGGATCGATTACTGCAAATGGTGGAGTTATTGGTGCTCTAACTGGTAATGCTTCTACTGCAACAACACTACAGACAGCGAGAACAATCGGTATTTCTGGTGATGGCACTGGAACTGCTACTTCTTTCAATGGTTCTGCAAATATCACTATTCCATTCACACTAGCAAACAGTGGTGTTACTGCTGGAACTTATAGATCCGTAACAGTAGATGTTAAAGGTAGAGTAACTACTGGAACAAACCCAACAACTATTTCTGGATATGGTATTACTGATGCTCAACCATTAGATTCTGATCTAACAGCGATTGCTGGATTAACAACTAATGGCATTATTGCAAGAACTTCTACTGGTGCTGCAGCAACTCGTTCGATTGCAGTTTCTGGTATTGGTATCTCAGTATCTAACGCTGATGGTGTATCTGGGGATCCAACAATCACTTCTAATGCAACCCCAAACAACTCAGCAAACGCGATTGTTGCAAGAGATGCAAATAGAAACTTCACTGCAAATATTATCACAGCATCACTAAATGGTAATGCTTCTACTGCAACAACATTACAAACAGCAAGAACAATAGGTGGTGTTTCATTTGATGGTTCAGTAAACATTAATCTTCCTGGAGTAAATGCTACTGGAAATCAAGATACAACTGGAAATGCTGCAACTGCAACTACATTAGAAACTGCAAGAACAATTGCTGGAGTATCATTCGATGGTTCAGCAAATATTAATATTCCATACGCAAATCTAACTGGTACTCCATCCGCATTCACTGCAGATAGATTAGTAAACACAACCCCTCCAGCAACTGCAACTGCAACTGGAACCGCTGGAGAAGTTCGTTATGATTCTGATTTCATTTACATCTGTGTTGCCACAAACACTTGGAAGAGAGTTGCAATCGACACATGGTAAGGAGGAATTAACAAATGTCAGCATCACAACCAGCAACTAGAGCAGAATTTAAGGCATGGTGTCTAAGGAGACTTGGATACCCTGCTATTGATGTAAATGTTTGCGATGAACAATTAGAAGATCTTATTGATGAGGCAGTTAATCACTACCAAGAATTTCACTATGAAGGATCCTATCACACATTAATTAAAATTCAGGTCACTGAAAATATCAAAAATTCAGCATTAGGTTCAACTCAAATTGGGACTAGTGCGTGGAGAGAAAATAGTAATTATATTGATCTTCCACCAAATATTAAAGGAATTAATGATGTGTGGCTTGGAGAGTCCACACCATACGGAAACTTGAACAACATGTTCAACATCAAATATCAGCTATTCCTGAATGATATCTATGCATTTACTCATAATGAAATTCTACATTACTTTATGGTAAAGAATTATCTTGAAACTCTTGATTGGGTAATTAATTCCAAAACTCATAGAAGACTTAGATACACATCAAGTACTAAAAAATTATACGCGGATATTGACTGGAGTGAATTGAACATTGGTCAATATATTCTTGTGGATTGTATTATGTCAGTTGACCCCACAATTTATACTGATACTTGGAATGAACATTGGTTAAAAGATTATGCTACTGCACTATTCAAGGAACAATGGGGTCAGAATCTAAGTAAGTACGATGGAATCCAAATGCTTGGTGGAGTTACTCTAAATGGTAGAAAAATTCTAGAAGAAGCAAAAGGTGAGATAGATAAATTAAAAGAAGAACTTAGAAATACATACGAACTTCCACCAATGGATCTAATCGGATAATACTATGCCAGACAATTGCAACCAATCTCCTGCTACACCACCCTCTTGTAGATTAAGACTTAATGGAACTGCTGCAGAGCAGTCTCTAATGGAGAACTTAATTACAGAGTCTATTGACATCTACGGTCAAGATGTATTCTACATTCCTAGAACTTTAGTGAAAGAGGATGAATTGTTTGTTGAAGATACTATGTCTAAATTTGAGAGTTCTCATCCAATCAGAGCATACTGCAATACTGTAGATGGTTGGGAAGGCCAAGGAGATATGCTCACAAAATTCGGAATTCGTATTGAAGATAAGACGACATTTGTAGTATCTAGAAGAAGATTTACTAGTGCAGTTGATGATCATGCTTCTCTTATCGTTGAAGGAAGACCAAATGAAGGGGATTTAATCTGGGCACCTTGGTCAAATAGTTTATATGAAATTAAATTTGTAGAGCACGAAAAACCTTTCTATCAACTAGGTAAAGGTTATGTTTGGGAAATACAGTGTGAACAATTCCAGTATAGTCATGAAGATCTCAATACTGGTATCGAAGATGTTGATAAAATTGAAGAGGAGTATGGATATAGTTTAGATTTATTCTTTGCTCCTGGTGGATCTGGTAATTTCACAAAAGGTGAAATCGTATTTGGAAGAAGTCACGAGGCAAATATTGCATATACCCATTCAGATTGGACTTTAGGATTTACTATTTGGAATGCTGGCGATGGTTATGATCCATCTGATCCTCCAACATTAACATTCTCCGCACCTCCAGAAGGTGGCACACAAGCAACGGCAGTTGTATCTGTAAATCCACAGGGTCAAATTAGTGGAATAACACTTAATCCTGGATCTGGTTATACTTCAGCACCAACATTTACATTAGAGAGATCTCCTGCTGCACCTTATGGTGAGGTAGTTTCGTGGAATCCAACCACTAGGAAACTTGTCCTAAATAATTTGACTGGAGTATTTAAGGACAATGAATCAGTTAGAGGTTTAACTTCTAACGCAACATGGACTATCAATATTTTGGATTCTTATAATATGGGAGAAATTGAAGGTGCTCAGAATAAATACTTTGAGACTAATGGAGATATTATTTTAGACTTTAGTGAGACAAATCCATTTGGGGAAATTGGAAATCTAGGAGATAAATTCTAATGTTGGGTACTTATTTTTACCACGAAATATTTAAGAAAACTATTGTTGGATTTGGAACACTATTCAATAATATTGAACTTCGTCGTTCGAGTGGAAATAAGGATGAGGTAATGAAAGTTCCTCTAGCATATGG